GGAATTCAGGACAGAGTTCGACTGCGACTTCGTGGGGTCTATTCATACTCTGATATCCCCATCCAAACTCAAGACCTTGGCATACATCGACCCTGTGTTCAAGAACGGAGAGGGATTCAAGGTCTATGCCAAACCAGAGGAGAAGCACATATATGTGATGTGTGTGGATGTCTCTAGAGGAACTGGACAGGACTATTCGGCATTTACCATCATGGACATTACGGCGGCTCCATACAAACTCGTAGCCACCTTCAGGAACAACAATATGTCCCCTATGGTTTTCCCAAATGCCATCCATGTGGCAGCAAAGCAGTACAACAATGCCCATGTTCTTGTTGAAATCAACGACATGGGTGGTCAGGTGGCAGACATACTTCATGCTGAAATGGAGTATGAAAATCTCCTCTCGTCTACAATGCGCGGAAGAAAAGGACAGGTACTCGACGGGGGATTTGGATCTGGAACGAGTCAGTTTGGAGTCAGAACAACTGAGGTTGTCAAGAGAACTGGCTGTTCCATTCTAAAGTCATTGATTGAATCAGATAGAATGATCATTCAGGATTTTGATGTGATTAAGGAACTGTTTGCGTTTATCTCCAAGAAAAACTCGTTTGAGGCAGAGGTCGGATACAACGATGACCTTGTTATGACCTTGGTTTTGTTTGGGTGGCTATCAACACAACCATATTTTAAGGACTTGTCGTCCCTTGATATTAGGAAAGATGTCTACAAGGAAACTATAGACAAACTTGAGGAGGAAATGACTCCTTTTGGTTTTATTGATGATGGTGTGGACGATTCTGTTCCTGAAAAGGGAGAAGATGGCTCTCTCTGGTTCAGAGAAAGAGACTCCAACATGAACTCATGGTATTGAGTGAAATACTAAAATTTACTACATACATGATAGAATCATCTGGAGAACAAAATGAGCAGAATTCCCGTACAACTTAGCCCAGGTGTGAATTATTCGGAAATTGACCTCACAAATGTCACACCAAATGTTGCAAGTACTACAGCGGCAATCGCTGGAGTATTTCAATGGGGTCCAGCAGAAAAAATAGTCACGATCACATCAGAAGACGATTTGGTAAGAGTTTTCGGAAAGCCTCTCCGTGATGATAACGGAATCGATTTCCATTGTGCAGCAAACTTTCTTCAATATGGTCGCGATCTTCGGGTTGTTCGTGCTATAGGCAGCGATGAAACCAATGCAAATTCTTCCGGTATTACTGGTTTGCAATATGCCAATGAAGATGTTCTTGGTGGCACTGATGGACTTACGGCTGCTTTCTATGCCAAGTATCCAGGAGTATTGGGAAATTCACTGAAAGTTGTTGTGATCGACGGTGATGGAGAAGCCACACTTACTGTTGGTGCAACGGCATCAATCGGAACAAATACCATCAGATTCTCTACAGTTCTTGGCGGAACCCTTGAAGAAAACGACAAATTGATTTTCCAAACAAATCAATTTGCACAAACTTTCCTTGTCGATTCTGCCGCAGGAAATACTGTCACCACAAAGACATATATTGCGAGTACAATTGGTCTAAGCGCAAGCATGAAGTTCCGTAGTAAGTATGCGGATCTTTTCCAACTAACTGCCGAGACAAGCACACAAGCCGCCGCCAAGGGTGGCGCAAACGACGAACTCAATGTTGTGGTCATCGATGAAGATGGTTTGTTTACGGGGACCAAGGGAACAATTCTAGAAACATTCCAAAATGTTTCGAAAGCATATGATGCTCGCAACAACGATGGTCAACCAAACTATGTTACTTCTGTAATCAACACACAGTCAAACTATATTTGGGCTGGTGATCTGGAGCAACTTTGGGGCGAAACCATTGCTAAAGATCTCACAACTTCCTTCTCTGATATTAGCGGAGGATATGCTGCTGCAAAGGTATCTCGTTATAGCCTAAGTGGAGGAACTGGTGCATCATCGACAACAGCAAATATCTTCACCAAGGGATATAGTAAGTTCCTTGATCGCGACAACGTAGATATATCACTACTCATATCGGGTAGATCTGATGCAACAACAGTCAAACTTCTTGCAGATCTTGTCAATGAGCGCAAGGACTGTGTACTGTTTGTGTCACCAACACTTAGCGATGTTTTGAACAAGACACAGGCTCAAGCCACATCGAGTGTCATTACAACAAGAAATACAACTTATGGAATGAATTCATCCTATATCGTCATGGATAGTGGATGGAAGTACATCTACGATAAGTACAATGACATGTTCCGTTATATTCCGTTGAACTCCGATATTGCTGGTCTTTGTGCAAGAAGTGAATCGGCAACACAGGCTTGGTTCTCACCAGCAGGACTCAATCGCGGAACTATAAGAAATTCAATTAAACTAGCCTTTAATCCAGATCAATCATCGCGCGATCTTCTCTATGTTGCGGGAGTCAATCCAGTTGCAACATTCAGCGGAGAAGGAACCATTCTCTTTGGAGATAAAACTCTATTGAAGAAGCCGAGTGCGTTTGATCGTATCAATGTTCGTCGCCTTTTCATCACTCTTGAAAAGACTATCGCAACTGCCGCTAAATACTCATTGTTCGAAGTTAACGATGAGTTTACTCGTTCTCAATTCCGCAATCTAGTCATTCCATATCTCAGAAATGTTCAAGCACAGAGAGGAATTACGGACTTTAGAGTTATTTGTGATGAAACAAATAATACTGGTCAAGTGATTGACAACAATCAGTTCGTGGCAGACATTTACATCAAGCCAGCAAGGTCGATTAACTTCATTCAATTGAACTTCATCGCAACGAGAACAGATAGCACCTTCACTGAGATCATCTAATAGGAGAGCAAATGGCTAGTCCAATCCCAACACAACTAAGCCCAGGTGTAAATGTATCGGAAATCGATCTTTCACAATTCGTTCAACCAGAATCGCTTAACAGTGGTGGTATGGTTGGAACATTTAACTGGGGTCCGTGCCTAGTTGCTAACCGCGTAACATCAGAAAGCGATCTTGCTGCTTTATTTGGAAAACCAACACTTGATCCATCAGATAGTTTGAGTGAAATTGATTTCTTCGCAGCAGCAAACTTTTTGAAGTATTCAAACAACCTCAAGGTTATTCGAATCGAACAATCAAGCGATACAAATTCAACCTCTCAAGAGGCTGGAATAACTAGCATCAATAACTGCACATATCCTAGAATAACCAACGAAGAAGAATTTGCAAAACTTGGTGGGTTCTCTGGTCAAAATGGAATTGAATCCATAGCAAATTTCCGTGCGAGATATCCAGGAAATTTTGGTGACTCGCTTAAGGTAATTGTGTGGGATGGTACAACTAATGAAACCGAATCTGTAAACACCACGGTAGCCGCATATACCGATTTTAATCTGATTGGTGGATATGCACTCGCTACGATGGCGGGTATAAGCACAGGAGCAATTGGATATACTTTTACATATTATAACGGTTCTCCGGATCCAGATGCTGTTATAGATTCAAATGGACATGAACTTCTTGGTACTACATCTGGTACTCACACATATACAATGATTACCATTGTTCCGCCAAGTGGAGTTGAACCAACTACTTTTATAAATTCATTGGATACAACATCGGCAATTAATTTCCTATACGCAACAGGAACAACATCCAGCAATTATACCCTAACAAACAACGGATCTGATCCTAGCGGCAACAACCAAAACTACTATGCGTTGGAATCAATCTCTCCTGTTGGGACAAAATACAATCCATTTAATAAATACAGCAATTCTTCTAACAGTCCAAAAACTGTATTTGCAAAAATAAATTCAACTAGCCCCAAAGCAGTTGATATTCTGTTTTTAAATGCAGATTCTACAAATATGCATCCAACACTCACTTTCGGTAATAGACCGGGTGAGGTTGGGACAAAGAACTACTTAACAAGTGGTATACCATCTAATTTTGGTAGTTTGATCTATAGTGGAAATTTCCCCTCTGGTTCATCAAATCTATTTCCATTATACCGAAATACATGGTCTAAAGTATCGACTGATATATTTGGTTCAACGCCACCATCTACAAGCATAAAGGGTTGGAACCTTCTAGTTGGATTAACTGGCGGTGTTACGTTCACAAAAACTGTAAATGGAACTCAGCAAAGTGTTGGGGTGACTTTTGATACAACTGGCGGATTGACTGGAATTCGGAGAGACTTTTCTTTTGGTATGAAGCAAGTTGGAAATCTATCCACCTTTGCCACAACTGTAACAACCCCTACAAGCGATTTTGCATCTTCTAACTCAATATTCGACAAGATTCCAAATACATCAGAATTCGCTTCTAATGTTGGTGGTTCAAATGACGAAATTAGTTTCGCTGTTATCGATACGGGAGGAAAGTTTGGACCAAAGAACGGATTGCTTGAGAAATTCCAACTTCTTTCTAAGGCAACTGATGCAAAGAATCTTGATGGCGAGTCAATCTACTATAAAGATTTCATCAACAACAACTCTCAGTTTGTTTACTGCACCAAACCATTTGGTTTAAGTGGTGGTGGAAACGCATCATCTGATGCAACCACGGCGTTTGGAGATATCATTTATTCATACGTTGCTGCTGACGGAACCACTTATACTAGAAAGGGATTCTATGAGTCTCAACTAGCGCACGGAGAGTCTTCGCTAACAGGTCCGTCAACTCTGGAATATACGAAAGCATACTCAATATTTGCGGATGATGACTCGGCTGTTGATATTCTGTTTGTTCCAGAATCATCAGTTAGTAGTGATACTTCTCAAGCAGTAGAAGATATGGTTGAAAGAATTGCGTATGACACAGTAATATCACCACGAAAAGACACTGTGCTTGTCATACCAACACCAAAGCCATCAAACCCAAATCAATATTCATCGCAGACAGCAACTAACACCATCAATTTCAGAAAGAATGTGTTACAAGTTCCGTCGAACTCATACACAATTCTTGTTGCTGGTCGAAAAGTTTTCTTCGACACCTTCAACAATCAGTTGAGAAAGATGTCTCTCTCGTCAGATGTTGCTGGAATTCTCTGCGCCCAAGAAATTCCTTGGGAGTCTCCAGCAGGATTCTCAAGAGGCTTTATCCGAAATGCTGTGAAGTTGGAAACAAACTTCAGCAAGGCAGATCGCGACGAACTCTACAAGAATGGAATCAACTTCTTTGTTCAGTTCAACGATGGTTCTGGAACTGTTCTTTACAGCGATAAGACCATGTTGACGAAGCCAAGTGCATTTGATCGCATAAATGTTCGTAGAGTGTTTATTGCCCTTGAGAAGGCTATTGCCAAAGCAGCCAAGTATTCTCTCTTTGAATTCAACGATGAGTTTACTCGTTCTCAATTCCGCAATCTTGTAACACCATTCCTTTCTAATGTTCAAGCACAACGCGGTATTGCTGATTTCAAGGTTATTTGTGATGAAACGAACAATACATCGCAAGTAATCGACAACAATCAGTTTGTTGCAGACATTTATATCAAGCCATTGAAGTCCATCAACTTCGTTCAGTTGAACTTCGTTGCTGTGAGAAGTGACTTCAACCTAACCACCATCGAATAAATAGACTATAGGGAGTAACAAAGAATGAACATCAAGAGATTTGCAAATGCAATGCAGGGAGCGGGCGTTAAGCCATCGCTCTTTGAAGTTCAAGGAAACATCGGTGGGACTCAAAGTCCTCTCACCCCATTCCTTGTAAAGTCTGCATCATTACCAGGAACGGCACTAGGAACAATCGAAATTCCATATCGTGGAAGAAGAATCAAAGTTCCTGGCGACAGAACATTTGGTGATTGGTCTATCACAATCATCAACGACAATAAGTTTCAGTTGCGTAACTTGTTTGAACTTTGGGTTAACAGCATTCAAGCAATGGAGCGAAATGTTGCTTCATCAGAGTTTACAAATCTTGCAGGACCAATATTCCAAGATTGGCAAGTCAATCAACTTGATCGTACTGGTAAACCACTCAAGGCATACAAGTTGATTGGTTGCTTCCCAACAGACATCTCGTCAATCGACTTATCATACGAAGCAACTGATCAGATTGAAGAGTTTAGTGTGACCCTTGCTTACTCATACTTCACTTCAAACGTCGGTACGCCAGACGCATCTACGCTTCCTGTTTTGAGTAACTTCACGCCTACAGTGTAATTTTATTTGGAGAAATGAATGGCTTTTGAACTTTTTGGTTGGTCGCTCGGTAGAGCGGGTGAAAGAATAGCCCCGAAACTTGAGCAGGAGGATATCAAGACGAACGCATCGTTCGCCCCTCCTGATCTTGATGACGGGGCTATGCCCATTTCTTCTGGTGTCTATTTTAGTTCGTACATGGATTTCGATGGTGGGATCAAGTCAACAGCAGACATGATTCGAAAGTACAGAGAGATGGCTCTCTATCCAGAAGTAGAGATGGCTATCGATGACATCTGCAATGAAGCAGTTGTCTATGATGACACAAAGCGTCCCGTTGAGATAGTAGTTGACAATAGAAAATTATCTCCAAAGATAAAGACCAAGATTGAAGAGGAGTTTGATGAAATACTCAGACTCCTAAAGTTTCAAGACAAGGGATACGAGATATTCCGCAAGTGGTACATAGATGGAAGACTCTATTATCACAAGATCATCGACAAGGAAAACCCAAAGAAGGGTCTTGTTGAACTTCGTCCAATCGAATCGACTCACATCAGAAAAGTCAGAAATGTTCAGAAGAAGAAGGACAAGGCAACCAATGCCGATCTTGTCACCAAGGTCGATGAGTTCTTCGTCTACAGCGAGCGAGAAGAAACATCCACAACCACTGCTGCATTCACTCCTGCCACACCAACAAAGGGTGTGAAGATTGCCACAGATTCGATCTGCTATATTCACAGTGGTTTGTTTGACTCTGGTAAGAAGAGAGTCCTGTCGTATGTACACAAGGCATTGAAGCCACTCAACCAACTCAAGATGGTCGAGGATGCAGTTGTCATCTATCGTCTATCTCGCGCACCTGAACGTAGAGTGTTCTATATCGATGTCGGAAATCTTCCAAAGAACAAGGCAGAGCAGTATCTCAAGGACATCATGAACCGTTACCGAAACAAGTTGGTTTATGATGCATCTACGGGAGAACTGAAGGACGAACGACGGCACATGACCATGCTTGAGGACTTCTGGATGCCTCGCCGCGAAGGTGGCAAGGGAACGGAAGTCAGCACCCTACCAGGTGGTCAGAACCTCGGACAGATGGACGATGTTCTATACTTTCAGAAGAAGTTGTACAAGTCTCTCAATGTTCCAATGTCCCGTCTTGAGACGGATCAGAACGGCTTCAACATGGGTCGCCAAGCGGAAATCACGCGAGACGAACTCAAGTTCTTCCGTTTCATCGAAAGACTCAGGAAGAAGTTTGCAGAACTTTTCCTTGATGCACTGAAGACTCAGTTGCTACTCAAGGGTGTAATCACGAAGGAAGATTGGGATTATATTCACCCAATGATCCGCTTCGATTTCCGTAAGGACTCCTATTTCACGGAAGCCAAGGAAAACGAGATCATGACAAATCGCCTCAATCTTGTGAACTCTGCCGATCCATATCTTGGCAAGTACTTCTCCAAGTCATACATTCAGAAGAATATCCTGAGATTGACTGAAGAAGAAGTTGCAGACATTAATGCACAGGTGGAGCAAGATAAGCAGCAAGACCCAAACAATTCCATCCCAACACAGATTGCTACACAGGTCACTACACAACAGATGACAGGCGATGTTCAGATGCAGCAACAGTTGCAACAGCAACAGGCTCAGGCACAGATGCAAGCACAAATGGGTGGCGGTGAACAAACACAGAGTAATAAGAAACAATAGATAATAGAATCTAGGAGAATAAAATGTCCGACTCAAGAGATCTAATCAGAGCAATCATGGACGAAGATTTCGTCGCTGCTAAGGAACTTACAAACAGCCTTCTTTTCTCCACTGTTGCAGACAACATCGATGATGTTCGTGCAGAAGTTGGTCAAGGCATTTATGGCGATATAGATGTCAATGAAAACCTTATTGGCAATCAACACAAAATTGATATGAACAAGAATGGTAAATTGGACGCAAAAGATTTCAAACTCCTCCGCTCGAAAAAGAAGGGCTAAAGAATCATGCTACTGATTACAGAACACAACGAGACAAACATTCAGACCATTGCTGAGGATGCTGGCAACGGAAAGAAGAACTACTACATTCGTGGTGTGTTCATGGAATCCGAGCAAGTGAACAAGAATGGTCGCGTCTACCCACAATCCATCATGGAGTTTC